TATTGATGCTACATATAATCCAATGAGTATTAATGAGGATTATTTCTTTCCGCAAACAGCAGAAGGAAGAGGATCTAAAGTTGATACACTGCCAGGTGGAACTAACTTAGGTGAGATAGATGACCTTAAATTCTTTACAAACAAACTGTTTAGAGGTTTAAGAATTCCAAGTTCTTACTTGCCAACTGGTCCAGATGACTCACAACAACAATATAATGATGGTAGAGTGGGTACTGCGTACATACAAGAATTAAGATTTAACAAATATTGTCAAAGATTACAAAGTATGTTAACACAAACATTTGATGAAGAGTTTAAATTATGGATAAAAGGTAAAGGATATAATATTGATAACACAGTATTTGAAGTAAAACTTAATCCACCACAAAATTTTGCACAATATAGACAAACTGAAATGGATCAAGCACGTGTACAAACATTTACACAGGTTGCAGAACTACCTTATATGTCAAAAAGATTTTCATTAAAAAGATATTTAGGTTTAACTGAAGAAGAAATGGCAAGAAATGCTGATCTTTGGGCAGAAGAAAACAATATTCCTAAGAAAAAACAAAGTAAACAAGCACAATTAAGAGGTGGTGGAGTTACACAGGCAGGAGTTACATCAGATTTAGATCAGTTTGAGGAACCAACTGCAGAACCAGAATCACCGGGACCAGGAACAGCACCACCAGGAACACCAGGTACAACACCAGGGGGCGGAGGAACAGTACCCGGCGGGAGCGGTCCAGCACCAGCCTAAGGTTAAATACTGATATGAAACTATTAGAATTCATGACATATACAGCAGACGGGTTTGAACAGGACAAAACATACGAGCCTGAAAACGATATTTCTGTATTGGACAAGGATGATACTAGAAAAACACGCCTTTCACTCAAAGATATTAATTCAATGAGACTAGCATCTGAAGACCACGATGCTCAACAAAAGGAAGAAGCCAAATTTGTCCAAAAAATGTATGGGCAACCAGCAGTAGATGATAACTTAGAGTTGTAAGTTATGAGTGACATAGCATTCGTACTAGGAAATGGCGAATCTCGAAAAGGAATCCAAATAGAAGATTTAAAAAAACACGGTAAAGTATATGCCTGTAATGCTGTATATCGTACTGACCGTCCTGATTTTTTAGTTGCAGTTGATCCTAAAATGATGCTTGAGATTGCCGAATCAGAGTATATGTTACATAATCAAGTATGGTCAAACTTTAATGCTCAATATAACAAAGTACAAAAAGTATTAGACCATGTAAAATGGTTTCAACCATCTTTAGGATGGAGTTCAGGTCCAACAGCATTAAGAATGGCTTGTGATCGTAAGCACAACGAAATTTATATACTAGGTTTTGACTATCAAGGATTTCGAGATGCTAAAATGTCTAATAGAAACAAATTTAACAACCTTTATAAAGACACTCGTAACTATAAAAAAGGCCAAGATGAAGGCACTTTTTATGGCAACTGGATGAATCAAACGAAGAGGTGCCTAAAAGATTTTAAAGACATAAACTTTACCCGTGTGATATCTAAAGACTGGTTTTCACCTAAAGATTTAACCTGGAATAAAAATTTAACTACTACTTTAATACCCGAATTTTTAGCTAAATTCAACCTCGAAATAAAAACGTAATCAAAAGACGCGATTTTCGTCAAATATAGGTACCTTTTTATCTTTTTTAGTAAATATAAACACTTATAAGTAAACAACCTTGCAAACTAGGAGCACGTGCAATATGACACAATCAACAAACAAATTTGAACAATTACTTGAGCTTTTAATCAATGAAGAAAATGAAAAAGCTGAGCAAATGTTCCATGAAATAGTCGTAGAAAAATCACGAAACATCTACGAAAATTTAGCAGATTCAGAAACTGAAACTGCGACTACAGAAGCTAAAGACGAAGCTAAAGAAGAAGACAAAAAAGAAGACAAAAAAGAAGAAGTTAAAGAAACTGAAAAGTCTGACGAAAAAGCAGAAGAAAAGAAAGACGAAGCAGAAAAAACTGACGAATCTATTCCAGCTATATTGGCTAAACCAGCAATGGCTAAACCAGCAATAGCTCAAAAATCTGATGAAGAATCAATTGAAGAAATCGGTGGCGATGCTACTGACCAATTAGTTAAAGATATTGCATCAGACGATGAAGGTGAAGCTGACGCGGCCGCTGACGAACTAGGACAAGATATGGACGCAGACGGTGACGAAAATGGCGAAGAAGCGGCACCTGAAGAAAGAATCTCTGATTTGGAAGATGCTTTAGAAGAACTAAAAGCAGAATTCGAAAAAATGATGAATGGCGAAAACGGTGAAGAAGAAGCACCAGAAGAAGCGGCTTTGGCACCAGTTATACCAGCTCAGGAAACACAACCAGAGATGTCTCGATTCGAAGGTAAAGATGCAAAAGAAGACGCAAAAGCAGAAAAGAAAGAGACTGTAAAAGAATACAAGATCAAAAAGACTGCTGACAATAAAGACAATGCAGACCAAAAGAAATCACCCGTTGCAAGTAAAGGTGGTGCAAAACAAGGCGGAACTTCAATTAAAACTGGAAGTGGCGCTGAAGACAAAGGAAGAGCGGCACCAACTGCAGAAAAGATGGGTAGTTTCGAGAACAGTCCAGGTAAAGATAAGTCAACTTCAATGAAGAAAGAAGTTAAACCTGATAAAGCTGATCACTCAGACAAATCTGCAAAAAGTCCAGTTAAATCAGTTTAATAACTGAACTTTTAGGAGCGTTGAATGTCACTTTATCTTAGAGAACACCTAACATACGATCAGGCCCGAATACAGGTCTTGCACGAAGGGAAAGAAGGCAAGGATTTGTACATGAAGGGAATCTGTATCCAAGGCGGGATCAAAAATGCTAATGAAAGAGTTTATCCTGTAAACGAAATAGGAAAAGCAGTAAAAACTCTTAATGATCAGGTTACATCTGGTTATTCAGTTCTCGGAGAAGTAGATCATCCAGACGACTTCCCCTTTAATTTGGACCGTGTGTCCCATATGATTACAGAAATGTGGATGGACGGACCAAATGGATATGGTAAAATGAAAATTTTACCGACACCGATGGGCCAACTTGTCAAAACAATGTTGGAATCAGGAGTGAAACTAGGCGTTAGTTCTCGTGGCTCTGGTAATATATCAGAGTACGGTAACGGCGAAGTTTCAGATTTTGAAATCATAACAGTTGATGTTGTGGCCCAACCTTCGGCACCGGGTGCTTACCCAACGCCAATATATGAACATCTTTTGAATTCAAAAGGTGGATTAAAGGCGAAGGGTCTGGCCGCTGAAGTTAGAAATGACGCAAGAGCACAAAAATACCTCAATGAGGCATTAACTAATATAATAAAGGACCTAAAATAATGTTTGATATATCAAAACTAGTTGAATCAGGAGCAATATCAGAGGAAGTTCAAGCGAACATCCAAACTGCTTGGGATTCAAAAGTAAAAGAAAACAAAGAAAATGTAGGTGCTGAGTTAAGAGAAGAATTTGCTAAAAGATACGATCATGACAAAGCGAACATGATTGAAGCCATCGATAAAATGATGACTGAAAAATTAAGTGAAGAAATCTCTAAATTTATAGAAGATAGAAAAGCACTAGCACAAGAAAAAATAACCTACAAAGAAAACGTAGGAAAACATTCAGCGAAACTTCAAGAATTTATCATGAAGAAACTTGCTGAAGAGTTAAAAGAGTTACACACAGACCGTAAAGGTGTGCATGAAAACTTTAGTAAATTAGAAGGGTTCGTTGTAAACGCACTCGCTAAAGAAATTAAAGAATTCCATGCAGACAAGAAAGGTGTTGTGGAAACGAAAGTTAAATTAGTTGCAGAAGCTAAAAAACAAATGGCTAAACTAAAAGAAACTTTCATACAAAAGTCTGCTAAAGTTGTTCAAGAAGCAGTAACTAAAAAACTTGCTGAAGAAATAAAACAATTAAAAGAAGATATTTCTAAAGCAAGAGAACAAAACTTTGGCAAAAAAATATTCGAAGCATACGCATCAGAATATCAAGCTTCTTACTTAAATGAGAAGTCTGAAACTTCTAAATTGATGAAAGTTGTTGATGAAACAACTCTAAAATTAGCGGGTGCTGAGAAGGCCGTCAAGGAAAAAGACGCGGTGATTAAGACTGCTGAGGCGCAAGCCAGAAGACAAGCAGGATTGATGGAACGCAAGGAAAAGATGGCTGATTTGCTCAAACCATTGGGCAAAGAAAAAGGAGAAGTTATGGCTCAACTGTTAGAATCAGTTCAAACAGCACAGCTACAAACTTCTTACGACAAGTATCTACCTCACGTGATGTCGGATAAACCTATTGCTACACAGAAAAAAGTTATTTCTGAAGCAAAAGGCGACAGAAGCAAGAGGGAAGATGCAGACTTAACATATATTCGTAAATTAGCGGGTATATAATATAAACTAGAAGGAGAAAAGATACAAATGTCAGAAATATTTGAATCTAAATGGGGTGAAACTAAAAAAGCCCTAACTGAAGGTTTAGACGGCAACAAGAAAAAGACGATGGATGTCATTTTAGAAAACACTAAAAGATATTTGTCAGAACAAGCTACTGCAGGTGCTACATCGGCAGGTAACGTTGCTACTCTAAATAGGGTTATTCTTCCAGTGATTAGACGGGTTATGCCAACTGTGATCGCAAATGAGATCGTTGGTGTTCAACCTATGACTGGTCCTGTAGGACAAATCCACACCTTGAGAATAAGATATGCTGATACAGTAAGTTCTAATACAACTGCTGGAGAAGAAGCATTATCTCCATTCAAAATAGCGAAAGCATACGCTGGTAACCAGAACAACACAACTCCTAAAGCGG